AGAGGGATTCGATCCCCAGAATTGCACAAGATCGCCATGGAAGTCGACCATAGGGTAGGCAGTATCATGTGCAATACACCACATAGCAGCAATATCATCGACAGTAAAATTACCACTGTGCTTAGCCAGCTCAATCAAGACCTCAAAAGCAGCGAGAATCAAAACTGGAGACATCTTCTTGTCAAAGGATTTGTAGTCACCAGCCACTATCCTATCAGCTCCAAAACGCGTCACGTGAGAGTATGCTTTAGACCACTCCGTGGATTGGGCAACGACACCAACAGCACATTCAAACTCGAATTTAGCGTTCATGATCAGCCGGATGTGTCCAAGAAAAAACTCACGCACAACCACTGTCCAGTCAATTGGTGCACCACAAAACACTCGCGTCTTACCTGCATCAGCTTTCGCCGGGCTGACAGGCTCATCCTTGAGGTGAGCCGTAAAGACAGGACGCCACAGTCTTCGCTCACTATAGCTCCGACGAATGTCCACCATTCTCTCACGAATCTCAGGTGTAAACTCCACACCATCCTGAAACAATGTGGAATCCATGGCGCTCAAGAACTTACTCTTGGGTGTATTGAATGGCGCTCCCATCGATGTTCCACGATTTATGGAATCAATGTAAGCAACGCCCGGCATCCCGTTGACAGCAACCTCCTCCGGGACTCGATGCAACAAACGAAACTGCTTCATAGTGAGTCTGCCCTTAATATCATCGACAAATGAATCAACACATTTTGAAAGAATGGAATGATCCAAACCAACAATGGGTTGCACAATATCAAGTGCAGCAATGCGCCAGGGTTTCCAGCCACTCATCACGGGTCTCGTGAAAGTGGTGTCAATCCCATAGGGCAACCATTGCGATCTCAAAGGCGTATCGACCACACAACTCTTGGGCTCAGTTCTGGGTCCTGTGAGAGACCCATACACATCAGCAGCACCCTTGGGTATAAAGCGGAAAACACTTTTGCGGTGCAGAGTCACGACCTCACGAGTCACAGATTGAGAAGACAAGGACGGTGTTGATATTGTAATCGGTTCAAGACCACGCAGCTTTTTGACAATGGGATCCACAAAATCACGACTCAATGGTACACACCCAGCCCCTTTCTGATGACCAAAAATGTCCTCATGAGCATATGCGTGAATACCACCAAGAACGGCACCACTGGAGGAATTAGACACTATGACAGGCGCACCACAGTCCCCAGGCCGTGTAGTGATGGTATCGCTAGTGTGCAAAGCATCAATAGTGTGTTTGACCCTATCGGGTTTAACCCTCTTGTTATGCAGAGTTTTTACACCCACAAACGAGATGGCCTCACCATCAAAGGAACCATACAAACCATTGAAATATCCAACCAAAGGCTTGGGTGGCAAAAATTCCAAAAGATCAACACGATTTCCCACACCCTTCAACCGAAAGAAAGCCAGATCTCTCTCAGGGTACCGAACAACATTGGCCTCAGAAAATGGAAAGTGCACTTGTCTGCCTAGACCACCCCTCTGCACATCATTGAAGATGATCTGAAAAGTGTTTGGCAAAATACAATGGTCGTTACACACAAAAATATCACCGCCCAGACCAAGTATATTGCACCCCTCCAAACGTTCACCATCATCACGACAAATGAAGGTTACACGATGCGAGTTGCGACGCACTCTATCGGTCAAGTTCTCGGCAGTAATGCAACGCGACTTGGTCGACATGGGAAAAATGGTCGTGGGCACATAGTTGGCATAGGAGTAAGAAACTCGCTCCTGATCCAGCTCGACGGGGTACTCCGGTTCAGAAAAACTCTCTGACGAAAGCGTTGTCTTCCACGATAGAAGTCCGGCAATAATCACGAGAAGAGCACACATTGCAATGAAAAAACGCGGTTTCTTGAAAACAAGAGTGTCAACTCTATGCCCGAGCTCGACAAACTCATCAGCTGCATTCG